GATTTGAAAGAGGCTGTTCAAATAGAAACTTGCAAAGATTATGAAAAAGATTTGCAAGATGAATATTATCAACTGTCAATGCGATACAAAAGGCTTAAAGCAACGGTTGACAGTTGGGATAAACAAGACTTGATAACTTCCCCTGAAAGTACACGAAGTATATATGACATACAATTAGAGGCAATGAAAGTTTATCTTGCAATGTTGTATGCAAGAGGGGTAATGGAAGGAATTGAATTGAAAGAGGTGTAATGAAATATGACAGATAAAATTTTTATAAACGCAGTAAAAACATTGATCGCAAACTATTTTAACAATAATGTTGATGTGACAGACGGCAAGAAAATCACCACAGATGATGTGTATATCGTGTGGAGCTGTAAGACATTGCAGAATTTCAAGGCGTTGGCGTCAACAACCGTATCGGACGGAATGTATTACGAAATTACATACAACGGTGATAAAAATGAGATGTATTTTGACGCATACAAGAAGTGGAAGAATATGACCGTAAAGGAGTGGTAATTTATGAGAATAGGAATAAATTGCGGACACACTGTAAGCGGTACTGTCGGTTGTGGTGCAGTCGGCTACATAGATGAGAGCGTAGAGGCACGGAAAGTCGGCTATGCACTTGAAGATTTACTAAAAAAGGCAGGGCATACAGTGCACGACTGCACAAATGATTATGCGCCGACAGTAAGTTCAAATCTAAGACAGATAGTTGATATGGCAAATTCACAGTCACTTGACTTGTTTGTATCAATTCACTTTAACAGTGGCGGTGGGCAAGGTACAGAGGTGTGGACTTACGGCGGCAAAAAGTTTGATGAGGCAACAAATACTTGCAAGGCGATAAGTGAATTGGGTTTTAAAAACAGAGGTATTAAAGACGGCTCTAAGCTGTATGTGGTACATCACAGTGACGCGAAAGCTATGCTTGTTGAAGTGTGTTTTGTAGATACAGAGGACGCAAATAAATACAAGAAAATCGGTGCGACAGAGTTTGCAAAAGCGATTTTTAAAGGAATTACAGGACAAGTGACAAATGATAAAACAAACAAGGAGGAATTAAATATGACACAATATGAGGAACTACTTAGCAAAATTAATGAGTTGGACAAGAAAAAGGCAGATAAATCAGAAATGATTTACGATTGCATTGACAGTAATATGCCTGAATGGGCGCATAAGCCTGTTCAGTGGTGTTTGGATAACGGTATTGTATCAGGCGCAGACGACGCGCACCTTAACCTAAACAATACAAAATTGTGGGTATGTGTTGTTGTATATCGTGCAGTTAAATTTGTTGCAGGACTTATAAAAATCAAGATTTGATAAGGAGTAAATGACTATGGGTTTGACAGATACAATAAGAAATAAGGTAAACAGCCTTTTTAATTTCGATTCACAACAACAGAGTAATCAATTAAAAAACAAAATTGATACATTGTACGGAAAGCAAAACACGACAACGGCACCGAACATAAATTCCTTTAATCCGTTCATCAGCAAAAGAGACGGACAGGTTATAAATAAAATGGCTGATTATAAGCCGATTGTAAACAGTAGTGCGACAAGCGATAAGGTTAGAGAATGGATAACACAAGCAACAGGTATTCAACCAACAAACACAATGTCAAATTCATCAAATTCTACTCAAAATGAAAATAGTACCGCTCTTAGCAGTGGTACTATTAATTCAAACGGTGATGATAATGTTGGTTTTAACGGAAATCTTGACAGCTCGTCGCTTGGAAGTCTTGACGTAGCAACGCAACTTCCGAAACTGTCAACAGCACAAATAGCCGAAATCATTAAAAAGCACTTTAACCGCAGTTCAGTCATATCAACAAGTGACGCAGAGGGTATATACAATGCTCAAAAAACAACAGGTATGAGCGCTTTGGCAATACTCGGTATCGGAGCTTTGGAAAGTGGTTGGGGTACTTCAAACATAGCCAAGAAAACCAATAATATTTGGGGTTACGGTGCTACAAATGTTAATCCTGAGGGCAACGCTCATAGATACGGTCAGATGTCACAAGGTGCTACTCAATTTGCGACCGAATTTATGAAAACATACTACAATGGGTATGGTGCAAAGTCAATTAATTCAGCAGGTACAGGTAACAATCCGAAAGGAATGGGGTATGCATACACAGACGGCGGAGCAATAGATAGCAGTTGGGCGACACAGGTAAGTTCTATTATGGGACAACTATACAACACAGCTAAGGGTGTAAGCGGTTCAAATACAAGTAATTCATCAAGTAATTCATCAAGAAGTTATCTAAACAGATTGAGTTATGCGAACAATTCAAACACTTCGTCAGGCGGTTCTTCCAAAGGACGACAGATTGTTGCGGCGGCAAAGCAGTATTTGGGAACACCGTATGTATACGGCGGTACTTCGTCAAGCGGTGTTGATTGTAGCGGTCTTGTACAACTCGCGGCGAAAGCAAGTGGTATTGATATACCACGAACAACATACGACCAAATAAATGTAGGGCAATCCGTAAGCAAGAATAACTTGCAAGAAGGCGACCTTGTATTTTTCAGAGGCTCGGGCGGTAGTGCGTCAGCTCCGGGACACGTCGGAATTTATATAGGTAACGGACAGTACATACAAGCACCAAAGACAGGCGATGTCGTTAAAATCAGCAATTTATCAGGACGTAGCGACTATGTCGGTGCAAGAAGAATAGCATAAGGAGGTAAAACGAATGGCATATAATACGCAAGACGCCGTAAATACAATATTACGGCTAAAAGGTAATTGGCTTAATGCAAATGCAGAGGGTGATACAAAGAAAACGGCACAAATAGCAAACGAGGCACAAAACTATTACGGACAAATGCGTGAAAATGGTGACACAAAGCTTGCCGACACGCTTTATAACAGTGGATATGACGCGTCAAAGAAGTATGTTAATGACTACTTTGCACAGAGCGGTAAAAGTGCGATTAGACCGTATTTTTACGGCTTAGGCTCAAAGTACGGTTTAAGTCAAAGCGATATAGACAATGCACTTCAATATAACGATACGACAGGCGAGGTTAGCTTAGGTGGTAAAAACATAGGCAAGCCGTCGGCAGTAGGTTCAAATGGGGTATCTTATTGGGATAACAGTACGCTTGATAATGCTTTTAAAAACTATGTTCAAGACACAGGCAAAAGTCAAACCACATCAAGCCTTGTAGGTCAACAGCAAAGTAATCTATTTGACCATTATAACGACTTGATGAAAACAAATACACAAGATTATAACGACTATATGAACTTGGTTAAAGCTAATCCTTTTTCTACCGACGAGGCAAAAGCAATACTTGGTAAATATAATCTGTCAGCTATACAAGGAAGAAATAATCAGCTTGCTTTAGGTACAGCTTCAAACGGCGGTAATGTCGACAGTTACAGCGCCGCAAACGCAATGCGACAGCAAGCGGCGCTATACTCACAGGCACAACAGAATGTATTAGACGCGTATAATGCAAAGGTGCAAAACGCTTATAATTCAACGCAAAAAATTGATCAGGCACGAAAAATCCTATCCGATATGGGTGTTCAAATCGACAATGCGTTCAACAGAGACGAAACAGCAAAGAATAACGAAGTACAAAGAAATGAAACTGTACTTAACGGTAAAGTATCACGTGACGCAACAACAGCACAAGTTACAGGTCAAATCCCTAAGGGTATGCTATATTCTTCAAATCCATTCTTTGATGATAACGGCAATCCGATAGAAGATATTGACTATAAAAAGGTAATCGAACAAGCTATCGCAAGAGGCGATACACAGACAGCACAGGCGGCGAGAGTTGCAAGGGGCGTAAAAATTTGGAACAACTACAGTAAATACGGTCAATATGATGACGGTGATTACGGTGTTCCGAATACGCAAACAGAGGACGCAAGACAGTTTGACGCAGAACTTAAAAACAGCAAGGATATTGCACAAATGGGTTACGACCACGAAGAAAGAATGCCAGGCATTGAGGCTGACAATACAATCCGTATTAACAATAATCAAGCCGATAATACAATTCGTGTTAATGACGCAAGTGCCAAGAATGAAATGGCTGTTGCAAACAATGCATCGAAGAATACGATAGCTGAAAAAACGTCAGAAATAAATAACACTGTAAATGCATACAAACAGACGGATGGTGCGTTAGGTGGAAATACAGCCTCTTCGTCTAATTCTTCTAAATCGTCAAAAAACGGTAGTCAAGTGGATGGAATAACAAAAGAATTCTTTAACAGTTGGATACAGAGAAACAACAACGCAGCACAAGAAATGGGAAAAAAAGATATGTTTATAGTCAATGCTGATGGTACATACAAAATCAATCCTGCAATTCCGGACAATTATAAGAAAGTTTTGACGATGAATACAGCTAATACGGACGGTCTTACAGATGAACAACGTATAGATTTACTCCATTCAGTGGGTCTAACCGATGATGATATTTATAATGCAGGTTCTTTAATAAAATAATTACAACCAAAGAGGAGCTTAAAATATGAGTAATATGCAAGAGAAATTAAAATCATTACAAAATATTATGTCACAAAGAGGATATAATAAATCTGCATCAACAGCAAGAGAAAATACCGATTTAAAAAGTAATTTGAAATCATTGCAGGATATTTTAGTTAAAAGAGGGTACACACCAAAAAGTGTACCCTCTGAACAAAAAAGCAAAACACGGCACAAAGAAAAGGGCAATAATCTTTTTGAAGAAACAAGTAAATCTACTTTTGAAACAATGCCGAAATACCAAGAGGCAAAACAAAAACACCAAAAAGAAAAAGAAGATAAACTTAATGCTATGTATGATAAATATGGCATTGATCCAAATAATTTTTCTTATGATGATTTTTCAAAATGGGCAGAAGAACATAATTTTAACCGTATTCCACATAACGACCCTTTAGAAGTAGGATATGATTGGCTTCCTAATGAAAAAGGCGTTAGCAAAGAAGTAAAAAAAGATAAAGAAACATTAGAGCAACTTGCATTAAACAATCAAAGAAAAAACATAGCAAAAGAAGGTGGAAATGCGCCGGATACATTTATAACAAGCTTAATGGACGGTGCGACTTTGGGTGGAAGAAGCACGATTGATAATTTAAAGTCACAAAAAAAATATAAAGAAGCAGGGCTTAATGTCAACGATTACGTAAGTGAAAAACAAGCAAATGCAAAATCATCAGAAGAACACCCAATAGCAAGTACCGTCGGAGATTTAGCAGGTTCTACAGTTTCACTAATAGGATTAGGTGAAGCTGTTGGAGGTGCTTTGAAAGGTGTAAAGTGGTTGGCGAAAACACCTACTTGGGTTCAAGGCGCAATAAAAAACGGCATTGTTTTTGGACTACAACAAGGAACAGAAGCAACCACTGACGGAAAAAAAGCAAAAGATATAGCAAAAGAAACTGCTATAGGTGTTGTAGGAGGAGCCGTAGGCGGTGCGACAAGTTCCACTGTTGAAGATTTTGCTGAAAATATATTGTTTAAAACGAAATTGCAACATAAATTTATACCTGAAATGATAAGAAATGGGGTTGCAGGTGCGTCATTCGCTGGTGCAGACAGTGCGGCTACATATTTTTTGCACCCTAAAGAAGAAAGACCTACAGCTAAAGACGTTGCTAAGAATATGGCTGTGACCTTTGCTTTTGCAACAATTACATCAGCTATAAATATGGGTAAAATCAAGCAATCAAGTAAAGAGGCTTTAGACGTTGTAAACGATAAGATGATGAAAGATTACGAAGGTATGATGAATTCAGCAAGTACAAACGACGTAGAAAGTGTTAAACAATTTGCTAAAAATGTTATGGATTACTCCGATTCAATGATTAAGTATCTTGACGGAGAAGGCTTTAAACTAAAAAATAATGCTCCGTCAGATACTGTTACAGAATACTTAACCGGCAAAGGAAATGCACCAGTTAAAGATACTGTATTAGAAAAAGCTCGTTTTGTTGGTGAGGACACTCGTGTAAGAAGTATGCAAGAGGACTTAAGGACTATCAAAAGCAGAGCAAAAGAATTTTACGACAGAGCTGATTCAATTCCTTATGATGTAGAAAAAATATCAAAAGCATCAAATGTAGGGAATGTGGACAATATCACAAAAGAGCTTACAAACATAAATAATACAAATTCAACGCCACAAAACAAAAATTCGATACAAAATGTACCTAAAACATCAGAAGTAGAACCGATACAAACCGTTCAAGAACAAACACCTATAAGCGTCAAGACAAATGATGTTGAAGTACAAAAAACAGATAAGTTACCGAAAGAAGTTCAAGACAGCGTAAGCAAAGCTGATGTTGTCGCAGAAAACAATCCGCAAGGGTATAATAAGGATTTTGTCAGACGATACGCGAATAGTTTTGTTGAGGTTGCTCAAAAGAGTGACAATTATCCGAATCGTGATTTTCTTGACAACAATATTGCTGATGAATTAACTCAAAAGATACTTACAGGGGAAAGTAAACTTGACGGTAACAGTGCTTTTGATTATGCAGTAAAACAATTCAAATTTATACTAAACCAAGCTGACGAAAGCAAGCTTAATCAAGTACAACAGTTTAATGAAAATCAAAAACAACAGAATGGTGTATCAGCTTCCGAAATTAACACCGATAATTCAATTATTAATGATACAGCAGACAGCGTTAATAGCGCAGATACACCAACTACAACTGACACTGCATTTAACGACACACAAGAAAACGGTGTACAGCCGTCTGTAAATCGAGTTACAGATGAAGTACATAATGCAATGAATAAAGTCGGCTTAAATGTATCTGAAAGTGCAACAGGTATACAAGAGGCAAATACAAGATTTATGTCAAGCAATGATAATCTTTTCGACAAAAATTATGTAAGTAACTATGCGAATGACTTTGTGCAAGCTATGTCAGAGAAAAACGGACGTAGCTACACAGTTTTATCACAAGAAACAGATAATCTTGCTGATGAACTTGTAAATAAAACTCTTACCGGAAACAGTGTACTTGACGGAAACAGAGAATTTCAAACTGTAGTCAGAAATTTTAAAGATGTTTTAAGAGAGGGAATAAAGAAAAACACCAATCTACATAACAATGTATATGGCGCAAACGAAGTTTTAAATGCGCAAGTGCAAGACGTGGAAAACGGCGATTATTCTTCACTTAATATAAGTGAAAATGCAAATAACAATATAAAATTTGCTCCGGTAAGTGAAAATGGACAAAATGTAGGTTATGTTATAGAACAAAGCATTGACTATACGAACCAACTAAGTGAAACGTCGTTTGCAGTAAAACAGAAAAATGGAGAATACGAAACAAAACAAGGAGTTACATACGGTCGTTTTGGCACGCACCAAAGTTCAAACGGTAGTTATATTGTATCGTATTTGCCGACGGGCAACGCAACAGCAATATTCCCTAATCAAGACACTGCTATTGAATTTATGAAGCAAGTCGAAAATGAAACAAGTGGATATTCGATTTATTTGCATAACGACAATGATGGGATAACAAAGACAGGGGGCGAAATATCACAATTTATAAACGCATTAAATACAATAAAGAGTAATTTGCAAGTTAAAGAAAATTCTGCTAAAGAAATGGTCAGTGCCAATCCCCTTGCAGCGCCGGTGGAAAATGCAACTCAAAAAGACAATTCCACAATAGAAATACCTAAATCCGATATCAAAACAAATGAAACACTTCCTGTAGGTCAATTACTTGAAGATTACAATGATACTGTGGATAATATTCTTTCTGTATCTGATGAAACAGCAAAAGAACTCGCAGATAATAGAGTTGCGGTCGAGATATTAAAAAATACCCCTAACGTCATTCTTGACAATGTTAAAGGTGCAAGAGATCTGAAAGTGATAATCAATTATACCAAGTTATATCTTGCAGTTAGAAAAAACGGTGTTTTTGAGGGACATTATCACAATTTAGGTGCGGAAATCGCAAAAAAATTACCTGATTTTCTACAAAATCCCGACGCAATTATACAGCTTGCAAATGGTAAACTAAACTTGTTCACAACAGTCAAAACAAAAAAAGGAAATAATGGCATAATATCCGTTGAGCTTAACAGTACGAAAGATATTGGTGGCAAATACAAAGATTACAATGTTGTTGTAACAATGTTCAGTTCCAATGATAACTATACTAAAAACTTGATTTCCGGTGAAGGTGTAAACATAAAATACAAAAAAGAGGATTTATCACAAGTGAATCCCCAACTGTATAAGTGGTTGGCAATTATTAACGATAAATCCTCTACTAACAATATTGTATCACAAGATAGTGATGTTGTCAATAGTAGTATACGCCGAGATACAGAAAATGATACATTAAATTTGAAAGATAAATGTAACCTCACACAAACAAAGCATACCAAAACAGGCGAGGATTTATGGATTATAGGCTTAAAAGAGAGAATTTCAGCAGATGAATATAAAAAGCTAAATGCAAAAGTAAAAGCAGTAGGCGGCTATTATTCAAGATACGCAAAAACACCCGATGGTAAATCGATACCTGGTTTTATTTTTAAAAGTGAACCAACAGAAGAAGTTTTTGATGTGTTTAATGATTTCTTTGGAACCACAGGCACTTTAAAAGAAACGACAGAGGTAAAAGTCGAAAACGATAAAACATTTGATGAACAAAATGAGCATAAAAACGAAAACACTCAAGTGATTGATGAACAAAATGAGCATATAAAAAAGGTTTCGGAAAGCAATAATGTGAGCCACGTTGACGAAGTCGATAATCTTGAAAAATATACTGAAAATATGACGCCGTTAAAGAAAAGTAATGCCATAAAAGAACTTACAAAGCGTACAGTTACTGAAGAATACGGTTCGACAACTAATGCAGAACTTATAGAAAAAAGCGTTGCTGACGGCAGAGAACTTGAAAAGAGTAGAGAAGTTAAGAAAAAATATGCGAGCAACAATATAACTAAAACGTCTTATGTGCGTTTTCAAGACTTAGTTGAACAATCTTACAAACTCAACAAAGCTGAGTACAACAAAAAGGGAATTAACTCTTTTACTTTAGTAAAAGAAGCACGCGACTTAAAGCAAGACAAGCAAGGCGGAGAAAATATTAAAGCGATAGACAGCGAATTATACTATTATCTTACTGGCGATGAAACTGTATTACCTAACAAATGCTTTAATGATTATTATGCAATAAGAACAAGCAAAAACACCAGCCTTGACATAAGTAAAACTATGTACGACTACGGAATGTGGTTGAATGAAAATTCGGCAATGAACGCTCCGTTTGAAAGCGACATTGCAAATACTGAAAAAGAAGTGACAGATAAGCAAAACAGTATTGAAAAGAAATCAGGAAGTGATATAATTAAAGAAAAACCAGACTTAGAAATCGGCGATGTAATCGAGTATGACGGCAAGCAATGGAAAGTTACACAAACAGGCTTAAATATGAGTTTTGAAAATCTTGATAAGAGTGACAACAAACAGACATTCTCACATATCGGCGGTATAGAAAACTTTAAGCAAACACACGATTATAAGGTTATCAAAAACGTTGATATGTCAGACGATGCAAAGACTACAGGAACTTTGGGGAAAGTAAGCGAAAAAGACGCAACAAGCAATAAAAATAATATTGAAAAAGCAGTTAAAAATGATATAATTAAAGTAAGAGAGGGTGCAAACGAAAAATCGCAACAAGTTGCAAATTTTGTAGAAGAAAAATTGCAAAAAGACGAAAAATTCACAAGCGATACGTTATTCAAGAAAACAGGTGAAATATATGACGGCTCATTAGCCGATAATACATTCACAGTCAAAGACGCATATGACGCAATGGAGTTGGGTATAAATCAATATATTTTAAATATGAAAGAAGAACCTACACTTGATAAAATGTTTGAAATAATCGATAAAATACCAACTCAAACAAAACGTACAGAGGGAATGGACAATTATCAGCAATTCTCTACGCCTCCGACACTTGCATATTTAGCAAACTATGCAGCTAATATCAATTCAAATGATATAATGCTTGAACCGTCGGCAGGTATCGGAGGCATTGCTACATTTGCAAAAAAGAGCGGTGCAAAGGTAATTGTAAACGAACTTGACCCAAGAAGAATGGCAATACTTAAAAATATGCCGTTTGATGATTTCTACAGCGAGGACGCAGAACAGATAAACAATATATTAGGCGGAGATATTGAGCCTTCTGTTGTTGTTATGAACCCTCCGTTTTCGTCGTCAACCACAAGAAATATGAAAGGTGCTAAAATAGGTGCAAAGCACATAGAAGAAGCACTTAAAATGTTAAAGACTAATGGTAGACTTGTAGCTATAACAGGTAAAACAATGGCTGATGATGCACCTGCGTTTAGAGATTGGTGGAATGACATAAAAAAGAAATACAATGTTGTTGCAAACATAGGTATTTCGGGTAAGAACTTTAATAAGTACGGTACAAATTTTGGCATTCAGATGATGGTTATTGACAACAACGGTGCAACCAAGAATACTATAACCGATTATGTCGAAGATTTGCACGATTTACAAAGTATTTTAGGAGGTATAAGAAATGAGCGACCAATACTTGACTATTCAGCAAATGAACAAAGAACCACTACAACAACACGCAAAGAAATTGCTACAACAAGAACAAAAGGTAGTGTTGGAGACGGCACTGTATCTGACGCAAGTAGCGAAATTGATACTAAACAATCCTCAGATAAGGGAAGAGTACCAAAACACAGAAATGCAGAGACAGAAGTTTTACGAAATGACGGAAGTGGTGGAAATACTGTCAATCAAAGAGCCGATAAGCCAAATGAATTGGATGATGAACGACGACTTGACGGACGAAGAAAATCAAGAGGAAATGATGAACTGCAAGACGTTGGAAGAACTGATAAGTCTGATAGCGTGGAACATAGTGTTCAATCTGGATATGGCGGAAACGAAAAGAATGGCGGACTTAGACAGAACGGTGTCGGGGTACAACGATTAAAGAAAAAAGAACTGACTGATAATGTTTTTGAAGAATACAAAGTAGCACCTTTAAAAGTGAAAAACGCAAAGCCACACCCTGCAAAATTAAGCGAAAGTGCGGCGATGAGTGCAGTAAAAGCACCTGACATAACATATAAACCACATATAGACCAAAAACTTATTGATGAAGGTACTTTGTCGAGTGCACAACTTGAAGTTGTTTCAAGAGCAGGACAATGTCACTCTCAAACATTGCCGAACGGCGAAACAAGAGGATTTTTCTGCGGCGACGGTACGGGTGTTGGAAAAGGACGTACAGTAGCAGGCATTATTCTTGATAACTTCAATCAAGGCAGAAAAAAGGCTGTTTGGATTTCAAAAGGACACGACTTGTTAAAAGATACTCTTGATTATACCAAAGATGTATTTGGCAGAAATGATATGGTAGTTGAATTCAACGGCGGTAAAAAAGCCGACAGCAGTTTAAAGTCAGATGATACCATATTGTATCTTACATACAATAAACTGTCGCAAGGGTGGAATAAAGAAAACTCAAACTTTGAAAAAATCGTTAGTTGGTTAGGACAAGACTTTGACGGTGTGATTGCTTTTGATGAGGCACATATGATGTCTAATGCCGGCGGAAAGGTCACAAACAGAGGTAAAGCTAAACCAAGTGAGACAGCTTTAGCCGGTATAGAACTTCAAAAATTGTTGCCAAAAGCCAAGGTTATCTATATGTCAGCCACAGGAGCAACAGAAGTTGAGAATTTGCAATATGCTACAAGATTGGGACTTTGGGGCGAAGGTACCGCTTTCCCAAATGAAAAAGAGTTTATATCTCAAATAAAAGGCGGCGGTATTTCTGCAATGGAAATGCTTGCACAGGATTTAAAAATGGAAGGCGTTTATCTGTCACGAAACATTTCTTATGAAGACGTTACATATGATAAACTGACCCACAAATTAACAAAAGAACAAAAGAAAATGTACAATACTGTAGCAAAAGCATGGCAAATAGTATTTCAGAATTTGAATGAAGCGTTGAAAGAAACACATCAATCGTCAGACGGCACTGCACGAGGACAAGTCTACGGAAAGTTTTGGTCGTCAAACCAAAGATTTTTTAATCAAATTCTTGTATCAATGCAAACACCGAGCGTTATTAAAGATATAGAAAAACAGCTTGCTAAAGGTAAATCGTGTATCATACAACTTACAAGTACAAACGAAGCACAAGGTAAGCGTGAACTTGCAAGACTTTACGAAGAAGGATTGACGCTTGATGATTATGATGTTTCACCTAAACAGATGCTTATGGAATACGTTGAAAAATCATTCCCTGTTCAACAATACGAGGAATATAAAGACGAAAAAGGCAATGTGAAAAGCAAACCGGTGTACAATAGTAAAGGCGAACCTGTATTAAACAGAGAAGCAGTCCGAAAGCGTGACACATTGTTAGACCAATTAGGCAGTATGAAAGCACCGTCATCGCCTATAGATATGATTATCAATGCGTTTGGAACAGATTTAGTTGCAGAAAACACCGGCAGAAGTTCACGAGTAATTAATGTTGACGGAAAAAATGTTCAGCAAAGACTTAGTAATAACACAAGAAGCGCCGACGTAGAAGCGTTTCAAAACGGCAAAAAGCGTATAATGATATTTTCAGAAGCAGGAGGTACAGGAAAGAGCTACCACGCAAGTAAAGCAGTCAAAAATCAACAGCAACGTGTACATTATTTGCTTGAGGCAGGTTGGAAAGCGTCGACGGCGGTACAAGGTTTTGGACGTTCACACAGAAGTAACCAAGTATCGGCTCCTATATTCAAACTTGTAACAACCGATTTGAAAGGACAAAGCCGTTTTATCTCAACCATAGCAAAAAGACTTGCTCAATTAGGTTCGCTTACGAAAGGTCAAAGGCAAGCAGGCAGTCAAGGTATGTTTTCGGAAGATGATAACCTTGAAAATGCTTTTTCTGCAACAGTGTTAAAAAGTTATATTACCGCATTGGCTAAGGGCGGTATAAATGATATTACCAACGGAAAAGAAATTATTTCAAAATTAGGACTTAACGTATACAGTTCGGACGGTTCGATTAATCAAAATTCTGACGATTTGACAAGTATAAACAAGTTCCTTAACCGTATATTATCATTAGAATATGATGAGCAAAACGAAGTTTTTGATGAGTTTGACAGCCAGTTGAAAATGGCAATGGCAGAGGCTGAACAAAACGGCACACTTGATAAAGGTATGGAAAACTACAAAGCCGATAAAGTATCGGTCAAAGAAACCAAAACCGTACATACAGATAAGTTAAGCGGTGCTGAAACTTTGTATTATTCTCTTGTTGCAGATAAGAAAATAAAAAAGAACGAATTTAGCGATATACAAAGCGATAGTCCAAGATTTAAAGGCTTTTATCAGAACAAAGCAAACGGAGGAGTAAGAGCGATAACTCAAATCGCAAACAAAACAGATAGCAACGGTAATGTTGTAAGTCGTTTTAAGGCAGAAGGACAAGAATATGGTAAGACAGTATATTTAAGCGAACAACAAGTAAGCCAACGTTGGAATAAGATAGATAATGAAACAGCTAAAGCTTTATGGAATAAGAGGCTTGAAGAAATGCCTGAATATCGTCAAGAAAATGTACATCTTATAAGTGGTGCTGTGCTTCCGGTATGGGATAAATTACCTGAAACAAATATTAAAGTATATCGAATACTTACTGATAATGGCGATGTGCTTATAGGTCGTGTTATACCTGAAAATGCTATAGACTCAATTCTTAGACGTTTAGGGGCTAACAGAACAAAGGGCAAAGTAGATGTATCAAGTGTTATGAATAGCATTAAAAACGGTGATGTTGTTTATCTTGAAAACGGTTGGAGCCTAAAACAAAGAAAAGTAGCAAACGAACAGCGTATTGAACTTACAGGTCCTCGTTTTGAAAATTATGAGTTCATAAAAAAATTAGGCGTATTTTCCGAACGTATTTCGTATCAAACGCGTTTCTTCATACCGACAAAGACTAATACTGAAAATATTATAAAAGAGCTTATGCAATACTCGCCTTATAGCAGAACAGAAACGGAAATGCAGTATAACAAAGGTGACGACGGTAATGATTGGGAAGTAAAGAAACCAGAACAAGAAAAACAGATTGAAAGTGTTGAAGATGACAGCAAAAAAACATCAGATAAAAGCAGTGCAGACATACGTTATTCAAAACAAGCTAATAGCCTTGACAGTTGGACATCTGATGTGACGCAAAACAGCAAGAATGCAAAAAATAAGAAGTTGGGCGATATTGTTTCGTATATTTCAAAAGAATTCAATATACCTATTTCAAAAGGCAACTTGTCACTGACACGAGCTAAAGGCGAGTTTAAGAAACTTTCGAAAGCTGTAAGACTTCGTATAGCAAATGACTTGCCGACAGCTACTCACGAATTAGGACATTTGCTTGATGATAAATATGATTTCACTTCATCAGCTAATATTGATGAGATAATCGACTTTGCACAACGAAAAAGTCCAACATTAATGAAGCAATATAAAAAAAGTGAAGTACCGGGTGAGTCGGTAGCTGAATTTGTGAGAGAGTTTGTTAAAGACCCGCAAAGTACAATAAAGGAAGTACCGAGATTTTCAAAAGAATTTATCGAAACTCTTTCTCCGAAAGACGCTCAAGCCTTAAAAACTCTATCAGAATATTCACAACAATACTACAATTCGGACTTTATGGACAAAGTAGACGCGGCAATGACCAACAACAAAGAGATAAAAAAGAGAAGTAAATCAACGGCAAGTGAAATATCGAAAGAAATATACACCAAGTTGGTTGATAGCTTTGCACCTATCAAAGAAGCTACTGATTATGTTAAAGAGGTAAAAGGAACTCTCAGCGGAAAAAAGGACGCATATATTTTAGCTATAAATTCTAAAAATGTAGACGCCACTATGTCTACTATATTTAAAGAAGGAATGGTTGACCCGAACGGCAATTTGACAGGCGGAAAAGGGTTGATAGATTGCATTAAAGATATATCACACAAAGATATAGATTTATTCGATAAATATTTAGTATTAAAGCACTCTTTGGAATGGATTGAACCACAAGAAGGTGCAAAGTTAAAGCGTGTATTCAGTGATGATACTTTGCAAGACGGCAAACGGATAAAAAGAGAAATAGCAAATCTTGAAAACAATCACCCTGAATTCAAAGAAGCGTCGGAAAATCTGTACAAGTTCCAACAAGATATGTTAAAATATTGGGTAGTATCTATGGGCGGTATGGACGCTATTACATACAACAAGCTACAAAAAATGTACCCACATTACGTGCCGTTTATGCGTGACACCGGCAGGAACAGAACAGGATTTAAAAGTGGTTTTGCAAATCAGCAAAGTCCTGTAAAAACTGCGAAAGGTAGCGGTGCTACAATCATATCTCCGCTTGAAAGTATTATAAAAAATGTAGAAAAACAAGTGAAGTTCGGAACAAGAAACAGAGTTATGGCGGTATTGGGTATGTATGCGGACAATGTACCGGGGTTTGCTAATTTTATAGAACCTGTGCCACCAGACCAAGTAAAGAATATAATCAACATTGAAAAGTTGTCTGATGAATTCTTAGGCAGAATGTCAGAAAGTCTTGACGAAAACGATTTGTTTAACTTAACAGAGGTTTTTGAAGATGTATTCGGTACACAAGTTGAAGGTTATACACCTGTAGTTATACCGGGAAAGCAAATAGTTACATATTTGAACAAAGGCAAGCACAAATATTATCAGGTACACGATAAGGCACTGTTTAATGCTATAACAAATTTAACACCGGTTCAAACAGGAAAAATAATGAATTTTGCAGGAAGAACTTTAGGTATAACAAACGCACTGATAACACAGCTAAATCCGGTTTTCGCTACCACGAACGCAATACGAGATTATGATACTGCAATGAAAAATTCAAAAGCATATAATAATCCTATTGCTTTTACAGGGGCGTATATGTCAGCTTTATGGGACGTTATAAGAAACAGTTACGATTATAAGCAATACAAAGCTGCGGGCGGCGGACATATGTCAATGTTCAGCGATAATATTGACGTACTGAAAAAGACTTTGCGCGAGGTGAACTCAAAAGACGCGGGACTTGCAAGGCGTTTGGCACAAGCAATATTCTTACACCCAATAGAATGCGTTACAAAAATCAACGAAATCACCGAAGCTATTCCACGACTGGCTGAATTTAAAGGTATGAAGAAAAAGGGAGCCGATAATCAACAAGCTATTTATGCCGCGTCTGATATAACCGTCAACTTCAATAGAAGCGGTGATGTCGGCAGAAAACTAAATAAAATATTTAGATTTTCAAATGCGACTGTTCAAGGTATGGATAAACAAGCTCGCATATTCACAAGCGGTGGTAAAAAAGAGATTGCAAAGCATATGCTTAGGTACCTAATCAGTGCAATTTTAACTACTGCACTATTGGAATTTTGGAACAGGACGTCAGATGAAGATGGTTGGGAAGAATTATCTCAGTATCAAAAAAATAATTTTTACTGCATATCTATAGGTAACGGAAAATTTATAAAAATACCTAAAGCAAGAGAAGCGGCAATACTAAACACAACAGCAGAAAGAGCCGCCGATTACGCTTTTGGTGACAAAGAAGCATTTTATCAATTTGGGCAATACATCGGTGATACAACATTACCTGCGTGGTTGCCTGTTACCGGTATTGCAGAAGGAGGAATTGAAGAAGGTGTACATCAAATTGCAGGAGGTACAATATTAGGCGGAATTGTTGATAATATGGTTAATAAAGACTTTAAAGGTACGCCGATAGTAAGTTCGGCACTTGAGGACGAGCCAAACAAGGAGCAATACAACCAAAAAACTTCTTTATTGGCAAAGTCAATAGGTCAGACATTTAACTGGTCGCCGATGAAAATAGACCACTTAATTGATAATTATACCGGTATTATCGGTAAGCTCAATAGGTCGGTTACTGCTGACGGCTTCAGTCCGTCTAACCTATACGGAACGTCTTTCAGTGCGGATAGTGTATATTCAACAGATGTATTTAATCGTGTGTACGAACAAAGAGATAAAATGCAAAAGAAGTATCAAAATGAGCCGACACCTCAAAACGCTTGCTTATACGAAAAGTACGCTACAAAGGCGGCGTATATTACACAAGCAAACAAAGCGATAAAAAGACTGTCGGAGGATGAGCAAAGAACTGCACGTAAAGAACTTATAACAGATATAAAAGCAACAGGTTCAGCAATTACCGATACAGACAAGGGGATTGTTAATTCTTTTAGTAATGGCTTATTAACCTCTGATAATGGTTATGTAGACAGCTTGCCAAAGTCAACTATAACTAAAACAAAAAATAAGCAATCATACACTTGGGAAATGACATATTCGGAATACAAAAAATATTACGACGATTATCGGAAAGAAGTTGAAAAACAACGTAAAAAACTTCTGAATACAAGCGCGTACAAAAGAGCTTCGGATATTGAAAAAACTGAAATGTTAAAGCAATTAAGTAAAGACGTTTTGAAAGATACCAAAGAAAAATATAAAAATAGGAACGCATTAAAATTTAAGAAAGATGAATAAGAAAATAAGCTATCGACATTGCGTCGGTAGCTTATTTTTATTGTATCATACTCTGTTTTTGACTAAAATCTGACTAAAATCTGACTAACTTTTGACTAACAGACTAATAAAAAAGTATAACATTTTATCACTTTTTATCACTTTTTATCACATTGATTTTCTTCTCGCAAGCACTAAAAAACCGCATAAACGCTTGATTTCAAGCATTTATACGGTTTATGATGAGTTGGTACGCCCGGAGGGATTCGAACCCCTTAAATATTTAATGAATATGCGGTTTCTGAACATATCTGACTAATGCTTGACTAATTCATAAATGTATTTAATTTTTCCACGGTTTCTTTAAAGTGATTTGTACGAATATGTGTATAAATATTTCTTGTAACCGAAATGTCGCTATGCCCTAATAAATGTTGAGCATCTTTTACGTCTATCCCTGCTTCAAAAAGTATTGTTGCGTAAGTATGACGCAACTGATGAGCTGTTATATCAAGTCCTGTTTCTTTTTTATATTTATCCCAACGGCGTTGAAAAGCTGAATAACCGAGCGGCTTTGTACCGTCAATCGAAAATATAAAATTTTCATCTTTTCCTTTAGGAAGTTTATCTGCTAATACATCAAGCAAAACCACTTTGCGAGTGCCGTTTTCTGTTTTAGTGCCTTTAATATGAGGGACGTTGCTTTTATGATATACAGATTTATAAACATTAATTTCTTTATTATCGAAATCAATATCTTTAAACTGTAAAGCAAGAGCTTCGCCCTTTCTTAATCCGGTGTATAACAAAAAATATGGGAACAAGCCAAAAGAACAATTTAGACTATTTTTTACTGCTTCGGTTTCTTCTTCTGTAAGAGGTTGTCGTTTGATAGCTGACTTGCCTTTTGGAGGGCTAATATATCTTGTAGGGTCATTTTCAACATAGCCTTTTATATAGGCGTATTTAAAAACTAATCGGACTATGGATAATTGGTCTTTTATAGTTTTTGTTGCATAATCTCTTGTTACGTAATAGTCTAAATATTGCTCAATATCGATAGGCTGTATTTCTTTGATATATCTATCATCAAATTCTTCTACTGCGTGACTAAGTAAAATTTTATATCTTTTTGCGGTATTATACTCTATCTTAGGAAAATGTTCTTCTTCCCATTCTTCTGCAACTTCACTAAACAGTTTGCCTCTTTCTTCTTGCTTGGTGTAAGCAAGAATTTGACGATTAATGTCACGTTCAGCTTGTTGTTCCGTAGTTTTACTACTGTAAAAATACAACCGTTTACCGTTGATTGTAACGACTTTTAAATATCTTCCGTCTTTTCTTTTCTTCATTTTAATACACTCCTTTTTTAAAAATTAGTATTGCAAAAATAGAGTGTATGTGATACAATAATTTTGCGAATATGTGTTTCAATACACTCTTATCCTCCGACTGTTGGTAGCGGTCGGGGGATTTTTTTATTTTAAACATATTAAATCCGACACGTTTAAAATCCTCGCTTTTGCTTATATAATTTTACTTACTACATAAATTATCAATATGAGCAAATTTACTATTGTTCCAACTTCCGATGTAATCGTTGCAAACACGTCACACCGACTGTTGTATATTATGAATTGCAAATCTTCTTGCTTTATGTCCATTTTTGACACTTCCTTAAACGATACTTTCGCAAAAATTCTATTAACAATGTATGTAAATATCATTGATACTACAAACAAAACTAAAGAGATTAATATCGACACTTTGATTGCTGTATACACCCAAAAAGCAAAAGTAGCTAACATATTTACAATACCGATTATACCGATAATCGTTCCAATCTTTTTATTACTGCCGGTGAAATGTGAGCCGGCATATATTTGCTTGTGAGCAAAAAAGAAAAATATAACGCACAGAACATAAAAAAACATAAGACAATCCCACCTTTCTTATCATATATTTAATCAAAACATTTCTTGCAAGGTGTATAACCTTCGTTAATTGCCCTACTTTCAATCATTGCTTTTATACTGCCTGAAGAAAGATATTGGCAACCAAACCTGTGATATTTTTTACCGTTCGTTGTTACATAGACAAGATTAGCACCCGGCACAGAGTTTGATGTGTTATCCGATGTAGTATCTGAAGTGCTATTGTTTCGTGGCTTTAAGCTAAGCGGTTTACGTTGCATATCAGAATAAAATTGTTGCATTGCTGTGGTTATATATCTATTAGCCGTATAGCCGCTTAATGTTGCAAAACCAACAGCAAATGCTATAAATATTAATATCATTGGTGCTAACCAACGTTTTAAAACTTTCTTCTTGATAGCTTTGATGTAATCAATCTGCATTTGCTCAACGGTTTCTTCATCTTCAAATGCTAAACGGTCAAGGTCTAAACGAGGATATTTTTTGTATTTGTTTTTCTTTTCAGTATTTTCTTCAAACGTAATCTTTATCTTTTTCATATAATTTTTCCACCTGTATATGTGCGACTATTTATTCAAGAGAATCATTATGTCACAAGCAATATTCAGCAAAAGCCATTCAAAGCATAGTATAAGTTTAATTGTATTGAAAATCGGAAGTTTAAGTATAACAGCTGCTGCAATACCGATTATACAAGATATTATGTGTATGATAACAGTAAATGGGCTCAGATGTTTAAAAAATGTACTTCCTATAATAAAAAGGAATGATATATTTAATAACCAATATGCAGGAGCGAAATATCCGACAATACCCAATATAGGAAGTATAATATCTAAACCGAAAGTTAATAAAATTATTGCAAATTCCATTTTAATTCTCCTTGTATAACAATCGTGGTAATTTTTACATACTTATTCTATTACCCCTCACAATAATCTCTAATCCTCTGCTCAATAAATTTTTCTTTACAACCTGTCATATTTGATATTTGTTGTACTGTATATTCGTTGCTTATATATTCGCACACATCATCATCAGAAATAGCGAGGAAAGTTGCAAACAAGTCAGCCTCATTCTCATATTTATCGGGAACTTGAAAAGTTGAACGCTCCATAAATATACGATTAGTTTTTCTATGTAGCACTGCGTGACCTATTTCGTGACGCAATACTTGAAGTTGCATAAACTCATCAAGTGAACTGTTGATGTATATAACCATTCCACGCTTGTAGTATTGGTAAAAACCGTGTACATTTTCGCCTAAATCAGCATAAGCAACTTTTATATTCATTCCTTGCGCTATATCTATTGGATTGCGAGAATGATACTTAGATACAATTTTATTTACAATCCTATTCATAGGCAATACCTCAATTATTTTTACGATATTTCTTCGGTGTAAACTTGGCTTTGTTTTCTTTCTTTATCATTTCCATACCCATTTGCATAGCCATTATTATCTTTTGTACATCTTCTTCTGTTGCAGGTACACCGTCGAACATCAAGCCGTCCTGTGATAGTAGTTGTTCTTTTGTTTCATCTAATATTTTTTGTATTTCTTTTTGGTCCTCATTGTTTAATTCAGGGAGCTGTTCTTGACGTCCTAATAAGTAATCTATTGAAACATTATACAAATCTGCAATGAGATAAAGTTTGTCGTTAAAGTAATCTCCTGTACCTTCATACCACTGTCTAAAGGTGGTGTAAGATGTACCAGTTTTTTCTTCAATAGTTTGAATAGTAGGGACACTATTAGTTTCGTGTAATTCTCTTGTTCTTGAACGAGCAATTTGCAATTCTTCAGGTTCTGCTTGTTCTTCTAAAAGATAATTTATAGATACGTCAAAATATTTTGCGATTTTTACTAAAGTATTATAATCAGGCTGACGTTTGCCTGTTTCCCACATTCCGATAGTTCCGGTAGCAATATTAAAATCTTTTGCAAATTTCGTTTGTGTCAATCCTTTTTGCTTTCTTAATGTTTTTAATTTTTCTGCAAACATCATAGTCACCTCCGTTAAATTTATAATATCACTATTAGTGAGATTATGCAATAAAAAAATATAAAAACAAAATAATTCTCACAAAATGTTAAGAAAAGTATTGACAATTCTCACACTGTGTTATATAATACTCACATAACGTGAGAATAAGAGGTGAGAGCGTGAGAGAATATTTAAAAAAATTAAGGCTTAAAAAGAAAATGACAAAGCAAGCCGTCGCAGACTTCTTAGGTATAAGTCAAAATTATTATACTTATATAGAAAACGGTGAACGTCAAAAAAGCCTTGACTTAGCTTATGCGTCAAAATTGGCAGAGCTATTTAATGTAAGTGTAGATTGGATAGCAAAACAAGAACAGAAAGTAAAAACTAAATAGGAGGTAGAAAAATGATAGTAATGATAGCGATTGCTTGCGGTACTCTTGCTGCTATAGCGTTTTCAGTGTCGCTTGCAATGTTGGTAAAGATTTTCTTGCAGAAGTGGAGGTGAGAGGAAATGAAAGCAATAGTTCAATATACCGCAAGCGGACAAGTATTGACATCAGAGGAAATTCAAAAGCGAAACGAATTAATAAAAAGCGAGGTCATAAAATCCTTGCACGGTTACGACCTCACTATCGGACAAGCTATAGAGTTACTCCAAGAATGTCAAAATGATTTAATGACTACTGCTTATGGACGTTCTTTGTAAGTATATCGGTTATGTTTGATGAACGTTCCGCAGTTAAAAGAATTGCGCAATATTTTTTCTTTGTTAGATTTTCACACACATAAAAATAACAATTTGTGCAGTTTGTATCTGATGGAGTTTTGTTTATAAAGGGACATACAGACATTATAATCACCTCACTTTCTACGGTGATTATAACATAAAATCAAAATATCGTAAAGGGAGGAATAAAAAAATGGTTGATAAAGAAACATTAGGTCAATACACAAAAATAGTTGTAGAAACAGATGAAGAAAACCCTGTAACTATTGCAGTTATACAATCTAATTCCGTAGATACCGTCAAAGGTTACAGAGTAAGATTAACACCTAAATATAATTAATAAAGGAGTGAGAAGAATGGCGCTTGAAAAACCGTCATACAGAGATAATCTTGAAAGGATTAAAGCGGTTTATCCTAATAAAGAAATGCTGAAAGTTAAAGATGTTCAAAAGTTCTGTGGATTAAACAGAGAAACAGTAAAAAAACTTTTTGATTTTAAAGACAGTTACATCTCAGTTGCCAAATTGGCAAGAGAGATGTCGTAAATAATTCACCTTGCAGGCAGAAACGAGTTACTCTTTTTATAACCTCCATTTTGCTGTATATAGTATCGTACTTAAGCATTTTTAGAGTAACTCGCTTGTGCCTGTGAGGTAACAAGTGAAAGAGAGGTAAAACATATGTACATTATAGGTGTAGCTTTGTTTAGTTTCGGTGTCGGACTATTCGGCGGTTGGAAGCTAATGAGAGAGGAAGATAAGAAATGAATTTGATAATGAGGATATGGAACAGCCTGAATGAAAAAGGTCGAAGAGCGTGGGTTGATACCGGTAAGGCAATGGCAGATATGAAGGGCGGTATATATGCCGCAGAAGAACAACCACAAACGCGCAGTCACAAGTTTGACGAAAAGACCAACAGACAGATAGACCAAGTGATTGCGTTGGTGAATGGTAAATGAAAAATACAGAATATATAATTGCGGTAACAATGTTTTCAATGTTGCTGATAGCGTTTGAAATAATCGTGATGATGAATATAGGAGGATAACAAATGACAACAGGTCAGATAAGCATGCTACATAATTTATGTGTGCAGATTAATTTGCTGGCGGCAAAACGTGACGACGCACCTGTCGTGATATACACAATGGTAGGTGACAATAAGTTTGCACCGGTAATATGTATAAGCGTGTATGAGGGTAAGCCGTTTAAAGAAATTATGTCGTTGTGTATTCCGACTGACAAAACAGTCGATAAGAAATACAGATTACAATTAAAGATGTTGAAAGACATCAAGAAGAAGTTGGAGGTGAAAGAGAATGAATAACGAAGTAGAGAGTTACAGAAATGACGAGCTTGTTTCAATATTAAATGCATTTCCCGACAGAACTAAAATATTGATTAATGGCAGTGCTGATTTTGAAATACGCCATTCGTGGAATAATGGTGAGCCGTATATCAATATTGTTGCAAAAGAAAAAGACCGTTAGAGCTGGCACTCGTAAACGGTCAAAACTTAAATACAGATTTAATTATCTGTGTTTGTATTTTAACACATAGAAAGGAAAATGTCAAATGTTCGGATACATTGATGTTGATAAAGAGATAACAGGCAACTACGGCGAGGACAGTTGTGGCGAAGAAGTAGTTGCCTGTACTTGTGACGAGTGCAATGAGCCTATATTTGTAGGTGACAAATACTACGAAATCGCAGATATAGTTGTCTGCGAAAACTGCATAGAGGAATTTGCGAGGACAGGAGAGGTAGATAGATGAACATATACGAAATTGATAATGCTATGTTTTCTTTGATAGACGAAGAAACCGGCGAGATAAAGGATTACGAGGCATTTGAAGAACTGCAAATGCAAAAGGAAGAAAAAATCGAAAATACAGCGTTATGGTATAAAAATCTTGTAGCCGAGAGCAAAGCTATAAGAGAAGAAGAAAAAGCACTTGCGGAACGTCGTAAGTCGTTGGAAAACAAGGCTGAAAATCTGAAGAATTTCATAAATCGAACATTGCAAGGTAATAAATTCGCTACTCCAAAAGTGGCGATAAGTTACAGAAAGTCAACGGCGATAGAGGTTGATGATGAATTTATTGACTACGCAATGAAGAACAACAACGACCTGTTGACATTCAAGCGACCAGAAGCAAACAAGACGGTTATAAAAGAAATGTTGCAAGGCGGTTTTGATATTCCGCACGCGGAGTTGGTAGAGAGAAACAATGTAAGTATAAAGTAGAGGTGGCAAAATGACTAATATGGAAATATACAACGCCGTCAGAACAGTACCCGAAAATGCGAAGAAACCTATTTACGCAGGTAGATTGAAAGGTATGACAGATATAAACCCTATGTGGAGAATACAGGCTCTTACAGAACAGTTCGGACCTGTCGGAATAGGTTGGTACTACAAAACGGTACGCAAATGGGTAGAAGAAGGTGCAGACGGTGTAAAATGTGCCTTTGTAGATATTGAGTTATACATAAAGCATAACAACGAATGGAGTATGCCTATCGAAGGTACAGGCGGTAATTCATTCGTAGCAAAAGAAAAAAGCGGTTTATATACATCGGACGAGGCTTTTAAAATGGCTCTGACAGACGCTATATCGGTAGCTTGTAAGGCGTTGGGATTTGGTGCTGATGTATATTGGCAAGCCGGTAGAAGTAAATACAATCCAACTCCGGCTGAGAACAAAGCACAGTCCAAAGTGCCCTCGCAAGAAGTATACATTGATGAAACACAGATAAAAAAAATACAAAATATCTTGCGTGTGTTCCCAAAAGCAAATAGAGAAACAACGCTCAACATTTTATTAAATGAATTCGGTGCAAAAGAATTAACCGAATTACCACAAGGAAAGTATGTGTTGTTTTTAAATAGATTGGTTGACAGCGCAAATGTTGTTATAAAAAAATCGTTACAAGGTTTTGTAAAGAACTTTGCAAGCCGAGCAGGTAAAACAGAGGACGAGATAAGAGAGTTGTTAAAAACTGCATTAGGCAAGGATATTGACGAAGTAGAACTTGCCGAATATCCTCAATACGCAAAGAACGCAAAACAAATGGCAGAAGATTATAAGGTAGAAAATAATGAACAAGCAGATATTCAATAAAGAGAGCGGTATTAAGGCGGTAGCGTGGCTATCATCCTTAATATCAGCTTTAGAGGACGGCAAAGAATATGTTGTCGAGGTTAAACAGTACAGGAAAAAGAGGTCACTTGACGCAAATGCTTACTGTTGGGTACTGATAGATAAATTGGCAGAAAAGCTAAATGTCAGTAAAACAGAGGTATACCGCCGAGAGATAAAAGAAATAGGTGGTAACAGCGAGATAGTATGTGCGCCTACAAAAGCCGTCAACAAACTATGCGAGGGTTGGAAACATAGTGGCTTAGGATGGCAGGTAGAAACGCTTGAAAGCAAACTTAAAGGTTGCACAAACGTTGTTCTATACTATGGTTCATCATCATACGACACAAAGCAAATGTCAATGTTGATTGATAATATCGTGCAGGACTGCAAGGCACTGGGTATCGAAACAATGACACCGAGAGAATTACAGGCGTTAAAGGACGGGTGGAAGCAATGAAGAAGTGTTTTCTATGTGGAAGAAACGGAAACGGTGACAGATTAGAACGTCACCATATATTCGGAGGAAGTAACCGAAAACACTCTGAACGGTATGGGTTAGTAGTTTATCTATGTGGTGAACGATGTCACCGTAACGGTGAATATAGCGCACACAGAAACAGCGATATAGCTGATTATTTGCACCGATACGGTCAAGAAAAAGCTATGAAAGAGAATAATTGGACAGAGGAACAATTCCGAGAGGTATTCGGAAAAAGTTATTTATAGGAGGAAACGCAATGGTAAAAATAAGAGTAGAAGATACATACACGAACGAAGTAATTGAAACCGAATGTGACGGTGCATTGATTTCAATGCACCAACGCGAAGAAAATAATCGTGTAGCACATTCGATTGTCATTGGAAGATTTAACATTAAATTATTAAAACTCATAAGAAAAGATATAAAGGAGATTTTAAAGAGAGCATTTAAGGGGGAAGGAAGAGTTGAATAAAGTTATATTAATGGGACGTCTTACAAAAGACGTTGAAATAAGACAAACACCGAACAATCTTTCAGTCGCAAGATTTACTATTGCGGTAAATCGAAGATTTGTAAAGGACGGTGGACAACAAGCTGATTTTATCAACTGCATTGCGTGGCGTAAGACAGGTGAGTTTATTTCACGATATTTCCAAAAGGGCAGTATGATTGCGGTAGTCGGAAGTATTCAAACAAGAAGTTGGGACGGTAATGACGGTAAAAAGCAGTATGCGACAGAAGTTATTGTAGATGAGGCATACTTTACCGGTTCAAAATCTGAAAACAGTACAGGCGGAAATACTGATTTGTCTGATAGTGGTTTAGATGATTTAAACAGTCAATACGGTGAGGATTTTGCAACAATCAGTGAAGAAGATTTGCCGTTTTAAGAGGTGTAGTGTATGAACAACGGAATTAACTACTTTCCGCTGAACGTACATTTAGATGATAAATTTGAATTAATCGAGGCTGAATTTGGGCTGAAAGGGTTTGCGATAGTCGTTAAGTTGTTCCAAAAGATATACGGACAGCAAGGTTACTATTGTGAATGGACAGAAGACGTTGCATTATTGTTCGGAAAGAATGTAGGTTTGGGTGGTGATGCCGTGTCCGAAATAGTGAGAGCCGCGATTAAAAGAGGTATATTTGACAGTGAACTTTATGACAAGTATCAAATCTTGACTTCGAGAGGCATACAAGAAAGATACTTCGAGGCAGTCAGTCGCCGTAAAGAAGTTGAAGTCAGAAAAGAGTACCTCTTAATTAAAGTCGACCAAATTTATAAGAATGTACGCATTTTAAATGAAAATGTAAACATTTCAAGCAAAAATGTAAACATTTCCGAACAAAAGAAAGTAGAAGAAAGTAAAGTAAAAGAAAAGAGAGTAGAAGAAAGGGAACTGCCACGTCTGCCTGTAAGAATTGTTAAGCTATATGAGAACAATATAGCACCTTTGACACCGATTACACTGCAAGGCTTAGATGATTGGCTTAATGCTATGTCAGAAGATGTCGTTGAATATGCTATAAGCGAAGCTGTAAAGAACAACAAACGTAATTACAAGTATATAGAGGCAATACTTCGCAATCATTTTAATGCGGGACGTACCACCCTTGCGGAAGTACAAAGTGCAAAGCGAGCGTATAAAGGCAATGAAAATGAGCTTAGTATTAACAGAGACGATAACATTGATTATGACGAACTTGAAAAAATAATGAGGGAGAAAACGTAATGATTGTATTTTCTATAGATCCCGGCAATATGCAAAGCGGTTGGTGCATTGTTGATGGAGAAACAATGAAACCACAAGACTTTGGAAAGACCGATAATGATGAGTTGTTAGACAGTTTTGAACGTCTGATAAGAGTATATCAAGTGGACGTTGTTGTTATTGAAATGGTGGCGTGCTACGGTATGCCGGTTGGACGTGAAGTGTTTGAAACGTGCGTGTGGATTGGCAGATTTACAGAAAAATCAAAGCAATTACAAAAGGATGTTCAATACATAACACGCAAAGATGAAAAAATGAATATCTGTCACAGTATGAAAGCCAACGACGCAACTATTCGCAGGGCTTTGATAGACAGATTTTCAAAGCACGATTTAAAGAATGGCAAGGGAACAAAGAAAAATCCTGACTGGTTTTACGGCTTTAAAAGTGACATTTGGGCGGCTTATGCAGTGGGGATAACGTGGATTGATATGGAGGAAAACGATGATAATTAAACAAGACAGAGAAAATTTTCATATGTTAAATTTTTTGGATAAGTTTATGATGGGACATAAAGGATACATAGCGGGCGGCTGTTTTAAAAACATTTTCAACGGTGAAAAGATAAAGGACATAGATATATTTTTTGATAACGAGGAAGAATTTTATTGTGCCGTGGAATACTTCGACAGTCAGACAGAAGGATATACAGGCGATAACGCATTGACAGTGCAATATAATTTTTACTACGAAAACGACAATGTCAAGGCATATAAGCATATAGACAGTGGGTTGGTATTGGAGTTATGTCGTAAAAATTTCAATGACGCAAAGTCGATGTTAGAAAATTTTGATTTTACTATATCAAAGTTTGCGTATTTCAAAGAAGAGGTAACGGAGGACGACGGAAAACATATTGAATATAAAGTAATGTACGACGATAAGTTTTTTGAACACCTACATACAAAACGATTGGTAGTCGATGACAAAATACTGTTCCCAATGTCAACATTTGAGCGAATGATACGATATATCAAATATGGATATATGCCGTGCAGAGAAACAAAATTGAAGATAGCAACAGCAATACACGAAACAAAAATTGAGGATATTTCGGTCAGCAAAAGTTTGTATGAGGGTATGGATTAATTTATTTTTAGGAGGAATAAGACAATGAACGAAAAAAAAGAAATAACAAAGATATTAATGGAATTAGGTACACCGTGTCATTTGGCAGGCTATGACCTAATCAGACAAGCCGTTGTGATAATGTTAAACAACGAAAAAATAAAGCAAACGGATATATATCGACAGTTGGCTGAAAATGTTGGCAAAACACAAAGTCAGGTGGAACGAAATATTCGCCACGCAATAGAGGTGACGTTTTATGATATTCGCCCCGAAACGGCTAAAAAATACTTTGGCAACAGTGTTGATTACAACAAAGTTAAGCCGTGCAACGCGCAGTTCCTCGCTACAATCGCGGAACACACGAAGAACAAAGAGTTATACACAGAATAGGGGGATAGACAATGACTATTAAATTACCAATGGGCGTGGAAATAGAAATGAATACACACCTGTCATATGATTTTGATGATATTATTCACAAGATATTTAAAGAATATTTAGGTAAAGCAAAAACAGGAAATTTAGCGTTTGATAAATTAAATTTTATAGACTTCTGTATTGCTTCAATTCGCAATTCAAAATGTGCGGAGGAGGCAGTTCAAGATATAATGCTCAAGCAAACAGAATTCAGATTAAAAATGTTTGATGAACTTCCGAAAAAAAGTTCGTTCTTGAACATGAACTTTATGGTTCACTGTTATGAAACAGGTAGAAAAAATGCGGAACTGCATACTGAATATAGCAGTAATTACACAGAAAATGAAACTATTATGAAAGTGGTTATAAGAATTATAAAAGTGGTTAGTGATTTTGAGGAGGAAGAAAATGGCGAAGAAAAAGAGAATTAAAATCGGTGCTATGTACCGAGAATACGGCGAAATGGAAGGAGCATTGTGCCGTGACTGTTGCAATTTTATAACGATAACAGCCGACGGAAAACGTCATTGCAAATGCAGGGCGTACGGCATAACGAGAGAGGCTAATACAAACTGGTACGGCAAATATGAGGCGTGCGGATTGTATAACACACCGGTCGATAAAAAGTATAAACCGATATTTGAAGGAGGAAATGAGTAATGAATACACCGTTAATTAAACCGAGTTTGATTTATTTAATTAATTTGTGCGACAATTTCAAAACTGCATTGTTTATAGTTATGCTTGTAGTGGGATTTGCTGCAGCTGTTAGTCTTTATGAATATCTTAACGAAGAAGAGGAACGACGATACTTTAGTAAGCGGTTTAAAATACTCATTGTCGCATTGATAAGTAGCTTAGCGGTGAATATCGCATTACCAAGCGAGAAAACTTGTTACACAATGCTTGTCAGTTCACAACTAACACCGCAGAACATCCAAAGCGTCGGTAATGATTTGAAGTCTGCGGTAGATTACATATTTGAGAAGATAAATGAGTTGGAGGAATAGAAAATGTATAATGAATTAAAGCCGTGTCCATTCTGCGGAGGCGAGGCGGAATTATATCAATCATATTGTGGCTATTATCAGATAGAATGTCACCAATGCAGTGCAAGAAGTTGCACGGCAGTAGAAAAAGAGAGCGTAATAAGCAACTGGAATATGCGTTCAACAACAGAAAGAAAATCAAAGACTATGACGCTTGATGAGGCGATAGAACATTGCAAAGAAGTCGCAACTAAAAATTGTTCGGAATGTGCAGAAGAACACAAGCAACTTGCAAATTGGTTACGCACGCTAAAGTATTTAGAAGAAAATGCGGTTATGCCAATACGCAAAAAGCAAGATTGGTTAGACATAGCGGAACACTACGGTATTAAACAAATTCCGGTAGCGATTGAAGAAATGGCTGAATTAACACAAGTGTTGACTAAGTATTTGAGAATATCGCAAGGCGGTCAGTTTGTACTAAAATCAATGTTCGAAGTTCAAGACAGCATAGAGGAAGAATTATCGGACGTAATTGTAATGATGATACAGTTGCAATATTTATTTAACATTGACAATGACACAATAAACAAAATTGCAGACGAAAAACTGAAAAGAACGTTAAAATTAATGGAGGAACAAAAATGAAGTTTAGAACAAAACCATGTGAAATTGAGGCGGTACAATGGACGGGCAGAAATGTAGCAGAGATTATGCGATTTGTAAAAAATGAAAGTGCTATTATTACAAACGGAGTATTGATAATAAAAACCTTAGAGGGCGATATGGTAGCAAGCACAGGTGACTACATCATCAGAGGACTACGAGGGGAATATTACCCGTGTAAGCCTGATGTGTTTCAGAAAAAGTATGAGCCGTGCGAATAAGAGGTGACGATATGAGAACTGAACAATTTGAAGAAGTTATAAATAACCGCATAGAAACGTGTAAAAGTGTTCTATGCAGTAAAGCAGAAGAATACGCAACCGATGATAGATTACATAATTTCAAAGTAGCAGGCGAATTGCAGAAATGCACAGCAGTTAAAGCGTTAGGCGGTATGATGGCAAAGCATACTGTCAGCGTGTATGATTTGATTGACGATTACGAACAGGGCAAGGCAATATCAAAAGAAATGTGGACTGAAAAAATAGGTGACAGTATAAATTATTTGCTGTTGCTTACGGCGTTGTTGGAGGAAGATATAGAAGATGACAATTAAAGATATATATAATTTAATGGATATGTGCAGACGCTTTAAGTTTGAAAGTTCCGATACAAGCGGAAAAAGTCCCGAAGAAGTTAGAGCGTATGCAGAGGGATATATCCGTTGCAAAAGTTGCGTTATGGCAGTATTAAACGCAATGAAAGACAGAATGGAAAGAGCAAACGAGCCTACAAAGGTGTTAATCGAAGATTGCGATTTCTCTGTGCGTACACATAACTGCTTGGAACGTGCCGGAATGAAAACACTCGGTGACATCAAGAGTGTTGAGCAGTTGCAGAATGTAAGAAATTTAGGCAAAAGATGTGTAGGTGAAGTGATTGACAAACTAAGAGAATACGACATTGAACTACCGGAAAGTGAGGGACAAAATGAAAGTAATTGAAGATAAACAGGACCGTTTCGGGAATTTCCCGATATGGTTTAACAGTTATAATCTTAAGGATATTAGTGAGTGGTTATATAGCCGTTATAACGGCTTTAAATTTGCAATCGTTATCGACGTTAGCAAGGACAGTGACGGTGATGTATTAGAAAAACCGTTACCGGTGTATTTTATGGGCGATATAGCCGAAGAAGTGGCACAAGAGGCGGACAAGAAGTTAGTGGATAAAAAGGAGTATGAGGGATTGACGAAAAAACAAATTCCACAAAAGCCTGTATATGGCTATGATGAGCAGGATGATATTCTCTGCCCTGTTTGTAAAGAAACTGTTGGACAGATGGATGACTATTATTTTGGGAGAAATAAGTATTGCCCTGAATGTGGACAACGAATAGATTGGAAGTAGAAAACAGGAGGATACATAATGCGAGAGATACTATTCAGAGGTAAACGTATAGACAATGGAGAATGGATAACGGGCGGTATATTTCAGCAAAAAGCTGATGATGTCAAAGATGAAGCAGTGTATATAATTGGTGGTTTATCAAATGATGTTGACTGGGCACATAGGGTTATACCTGAAACAGTAGGACAATTTACAGGAGTTACCGACAAAAAAGGAAACCGAGTCTTTGAGGGAAGTATATTCCGATATGAACCGCATTTCACAACGGAGAAAGCGTGTTTAGGGATAGTTAAATACAGAAATACATACGACAGACAACGTGCGTGTAATGACTGTGGTTTTGTCATAGAGTGGCAACATGAGCCGTTATTGACGCTACGAGAAGATTTATTATACTGGTGCGGTGACGGGAAATCAGCCAGTGTTATAGGCAATATACACGATATGAATGATAATTCCGAATTGTTTGAGGAATAAAAAAATGACAGTCGCAGATTTTTATGAAAAATTTAAAGAGTTAATGGAACAAGGATATGGTGAATATACGGTGTCAACTGACGCAGGACTTGCTCCGTTAGTAGCTGAAAAGGCAGAGATATGGGAAGATAGCAAAGAAGTGATTTTGTGATAAAGAAAGTGAGGAATAACAATGAATTTGATAAAGAGGTTTAAGAAAAGAAAACAAGAAGAATTAAAAAACGAGTTTTATAACTATATAGAAAATGCAAAGCACAATATAAAAATAGCAATAAACAGTGATGTGGCGGAGTTTTGGTATGCAAAAGTGCTCGGAGCATTGGATTTAGCCGGAAACATAGGTATGATAGACTTTTACGAACAAATTAAGATAGGAAATGAGGTTAGGATTATACGGAGGAATAATAAATGAAAGAATGGAAAGTCAAAAAGAATGAATTTGGAGAAGAATGGCACGAACTTCGTTTTAGCCCATTTTATGAAGATGATGATGAGGTAATTGCGAGTTTTGTTCAAGATGAAATGGATGATAAAGTATTTTATTATATATCAGAAGAATTAAGTGTAGACGATGACCTATTGTGGGCTGATAGTATAGATGACGCAAAGCAACAAATCGAAGAAATGCTAATTGAGCATTGGAAAGATGAGATTGAATATTTAGAGGACAGATTAAAGGAATTTCAAGAAAAAGACACGAGTAACCAACAAAGAATTAGATACAATGAAAAGATTAAGAGATGATGGTCTATCATATTTTGAAATAGCAAAGATTGTGGACAGAAACCCTGACGTGGTTAGGGTGAATTTGGTGAGGTGTTGATATGGATAAAACAGCGAAGAAGTTAAAGCAGAAACGCAGAGCCGAACGCGAAAAAGCATTAAACGCAATACGCCAAGAGCAAGAAAAGGAATTGTTAAAGCGATTTGAGGTAGTAGCAAAGAAGCACGGTATCAAAAAGTTTAACAAAAAGCAAGCGTTACTGTCATACAAATTAGTCGAGGACGAGGCGATAAGCGACGGAACGATATACACTATAATGTTTGTGGCGTGGTATTTACATATCAAATATGGCTACAACTATATCCGAATAGCACAATTTATTGACGCAGTTAATTATTATTCCAAAAGTACCGTAGAGAATAAACGTGATACTGAAAAATTGATTGATGAAATGAAACGCGAATGCCAATTTGATTATGTGGAATTGATGAGCGACTTTGACCCATTAAAAATTAAAACAGATACGTCGGCGGAGGATAAGCTAAAAATGGCAGTCTGCAAAATGCAAGCAATATTACCTGTGACGCTGTATGTGTTGTATTTCAAAATGGGTTGGAAGAAAAAGAGAATGAACGCTGTCGGCGAAGTGGCAAAACAAGTAATGAAAGAAATACCAAAAGGCAAGATAAAGGAAATCAGAGAAGTATTGCGTAATGATTGTGGTATGGTGTTTTACAGCAACGGATAGATTATCTGAAAGCAAAAGAGTAGGAGGACGAGAGATTGACGGAGTTTCGATATTCAAGGACGTTAGACAAATTGGGGATAAGCTATAACACGCAAGGATTGATATATTTCCTGTGTGTTAATGCTAAACGACTGCCGGAGCAAGATAAGGCAGTGCTGAATATGTGTCTTGAAGTCGCAGGAGAGGACTATCAGGCACTATATAAATTTCTGACGGACAGCTCCGTCAATCACGTCTACATACAAATGCAATACGGATTGCACCCGAAACGGTTATTTAATCTAAAACGCGAATTCTATAAACGGTTTCGGTATAACTTGACTCACTTTGACTTGCGGTAGAAATTGTGATATAATATATATGCTCACTTGAGAGATATTATATTTTTTTATTTATTCCTAAAAAAGACGGTTACCAAACGGCAACCGTCTTTTTTGTTATGCGTTTTCAATCAGTCTTTCGATAGTTTGACTGATATTTTCACGTCTTTCGAGAGCAAGTGACTGAAGCTTTTTCTTAGCTCCTGCCGATAACGTTATTGTTGTTCGGTAGGTGTCGCCCTCCGACACTTCACCGAAGTATTGCTCATAAACTTCCGGTGAGGCGTGTTCTTCGGCAAACGCCTTTGCGTCATTTTCCGAAAGTGGAACAATTCGCTCACCCGAAGTCCACATATTACCGTCGGCTTTGGCATAAGCCGTTCTTGCACCGCCATAT